ATGGTTTTTGTAACTTCGTCGTTGCTGTTAATTCTTCTGCTGGCTCCTGCACCGTTTCGTCGGGATACGCTGCTGCGTCTGCCGGGGCTGAGCTTAACCCTGATACCACTCCTGATCCCGGTGGCGGTGGTGGTGGCGATGACGGCGGGACTGACCCTAACCCCGGTGGCGGAACAGGTGGTGGTAGCACAGGTGGTCCTACAGTCGTCTCTGGCACTGTTGGTGTTGAGTTTAAGAGTCCTGGAACCCTTTCATCACAATTAGGCCATTACCTTGATGAGGACGGTTCAGTAGAAACGGCTACAACTCAACTTCCTAAAGACCTGAGCAACCAATATCAGGAAAGTGATATAGGTAAAAAGGTTGACGAAACCGTACATTCCTTTAGTGAGTTAGCAAACGTCCCTCATCAGTGCCCTACAGGTCAGTTTGAGTTATTTGACCGTACTATTATTCTCGATGCTCATTGTGTTTTGTTTGCTCAGATAGAGCCTGTTCTTAAGTTAGCAACATATGCTGCTTGGATGCTTGTTGCTGTCATTATAATTTTCTCTGCATAGGTGATTTATGGGTGAGTTTGCTCGCTGGCTTCTTCAGCTTATTGACGATCTTTTCAGCTTTATTTTTGAACTTGTTGCTTCTTTCTTTGGATGGTTGCTTGACGGGCTTTTAAGCGTTCTTGAGCGCGGCTTAACTCCATTTCTCGGGCCTTTGGTTTCTGGTTTTGAGCAAATACCTGATTCGGTAATGTACTTTCTTGGCTTTTTGAATGTCCCTTTTGGCATAGCATCCATTCTTACAGCCTATTCAATTCGTTTTCTTATTCGTCGAATTCCTTTCATTGGGTGATTTATGGCTATTCATGCTTACGTTGGAAAACCCGGCCATGGCAAAAGCTACGGTGTCGTTGAGCATGTGGTTATACCTTCGCTTAAACAGAATCGACATGTTGTAACTAACATTCCACTTGCTGTTGATGATTTGTTAGCCGCATTTGGCGGCAATGTAACGCAGTTGCCTTCTGACTGGTTCGAGCTTTCCGACTTGGCTGATGTAATTCCTGCCGGGTCGGTTGCAATTATCGATGAGTGCTGGAGGCGCTGGCCTGCTGGCCAGAACGTAAACCATGCTAACTTCACTGATAAATCCCTGCTTGCTGAGCATAGACATCGAGTCGATGAAAAAGGCAACTCCATGCGCGTCGTTTTGGTAACACAAGACCTCGCGCAGATTTCCTCGTGGGTTCGCCTTCTTATTGAAACAACCTACCGCATCAGAAAGCTGAGCAAGAAAGCGTTCAAGGTCGATATCTACAATGGTGCCGTAACTGGCGATGCTCCCTCAAAAACAAAGTTAGTCCGAACTACAGCCGGGACTTTCAAGTCTACGATTTTTCCTTTCTACAAATCTGCAACTCAGTCAAATTCGGGTGAGGTTGGTGATGAGTCTTCGGCAGATGGGCGTTCTAGCATCCTGCGTTCTTTTGGTCTTTGGGCTTCGCTTATCTGCGCGCTCGTCTTCGTCCTGGGCGGCATCTTCCTCGTTAAAAAATTCTTTTCGACTGATGCTCCAGGTGTGAAGCATGTTGCGTCTGCATCAGTACCGGCTAAAGGCCCCGCTGTGCCTCCCGCGCCGCCTGAACCACCGATCTCGACCACTTGGCGTCTGGTGGGCTTTGTCCACCCTTCAAAGCCTGATCCATCATCGCGGGCTATCTCGGAATCTCTGGCTCTTATTGCAGATGCTAATGGGAACACTCGCTACATATCTTTTTCACATTGCCGGTATTTTCCTGATTACACTGAGGCATATTGTCTCGTTGATGGTTTCAAAATAACAAATTGGTCTCTAAAAAAACCTAACTCAATTGTCGGGGGATTAATTGGGGGAGGGGTTTAGCGTAGCGCTAACGCCTCTCCCAATTAATCGACCAGCCATCCGGAACATATCTTATGAAAATCTGTATTTTTATTCGTCGCGCCTACCTGTCTGTTGTTCTGTTTTTCTTCCTTTCTTTTGCGCATGCTGAGTCTGTTCCGCAGCAGCTCACCTTTGATTTTCAGACAATTCAGGTTTCATCAGCTTTACAGCTTCTCGCTGATTATCGCGGCTTGAACTTAGTCCTTGACGATAATGTTAGAGGCTCCCTTTCCATGAGAATGAGAGACGTATCTTGGGACGAAGCTATCGAATATGTAACGTCAACCAAAGGCCTTTTATATTCTGTTGAGGGCAATTTTCTTCGGGTTAGTGCTTATCCACGTTCCCGCGATACATACGGCGAGGGTTCTTATCCGGTTGCACCAAATCAACAAGCGCAAAGTGGCCTTTCTTTTGGTGCTAACGCTTTTGAGATTTCAATTCTTAAGGTTCATAACATCTTGGCTTCTGATGCAGTAAAAGCTTTTCCTCTCGATACTGGAGAAAGTTTGAGTGTTGAAGACGGTTCTTCTGTGATTGTTGCTCGTATGAGTAAGCCGCGGTTGGATCAGCTTAAAACTCTTATTTCGGCGGTCGATTACTCTAGAAAACAAGTCATGATTCAGGCTCGTATCGTTCAGGTTGATCGCTCATATTCCAAGAATTTGGGCGTTCAATGGGGTGGCACTCTGGGCAGTGGCTCAGGAACTGTTTCAGGCTCTGTTCCACTTGGTTTTTCATCTGGTGCCATCGGTGCGGTTGGTATTGTCTCAAGCGCTTTGACGCTCGATGCTAGGCTTTCTGCTATGGAACAGGAGGGCAAGGGCAAGGTTATTTCCAGCCCGCGTGTTTACACCTCCGACCGTCATCAAGCCAAAATTGTTAAAGGCTCTCAGGTTCCTTATCAGCAATCGGCCGGCGACGGTGCAACGTCCACATCTTTCAAGCAGGCTGCTTTATCGCTCGACGTGACACCAATCGTTAACGATAAAGGCGTGCTGCTCGATGTCATCCTTTCAAAGGATGAGCCTGATTATTCAAACGCTATGAATGGCGTCCCACCGATCAACACGACCTCGCTGACTTCCCGGGTTTTTTCACCGTTCGGCCAGACGATTGCTGTAGGTGGTGTTTATTCGGATCTGGACACAACCGTCGTTAGAAGCGTGCCGTTCCTAGGTAAAATCCCTGGCTTCAAATGGTTGTTCACCAGCAGCTCGACAGTGTCCACCAGTACTGAGCTGGTTCTTTTTCTCACGCCGGTTCTGGTTGACCAGGCTGTGCTCAAATGATCAGCAGAAGCACCCCCACGGTGAAACCCATGGGTTCGCATAATTCGACGGACGTTATGTTAGCGAAGCCGCCCGAACGGGCAGAATCAGCCGCCGGGAAAATTGCGAAGCCCCGGCGGTTGATTTACACATAGCGTGCATTATGCGTGGCCTTTTTTGGCCAAAAGGTCTGTTTGGAGGAGCTATGAAAGACAGGTCCCACGACGATGCAATGGTCGAGTTATTTCGCGAGAATCCAAGCTACGCTACCGAGCTGCTCAGCAGCATTATCGAGGATGGTGATCAGGCAGAACTGCTCATTGTCCTTCGTCAGATGACCAAGGCTTTTGGCGATATTTCTCATATCGTCACGTCTCCCGGTCGTTCTTAGTATCACGCGCATGGCGGCGCATCTTGGCGCATTGGCGCGCATTTCTACGCGCCTTAACGCACCTCGACGCAGTTCTTCGAATGCGACTCAACGCGAACCTATGCGATTTAGTGCGACTGTATGCGATTCAATGCGATTCAATGCGATTCAATGCGATTTTAAGCCGGTGTGTAATAGACACCGTTCGCTGTAGCTATTGCCTTGTGTTGCCCAAGATTGCCCTCAATTGCCTTCAATTTCCCTGAGTTGCCTTGAGTTGCTTTCTGCTCCGTGTTCAAAGTCCGTGCGTATTACTTCGACCGTGGCTTTTACACACCCAACCTCGATAGTCGAACCGTCAACGGCCGCGTCCCCGGCTTATCGTGACAGCCTTATCGTCGCGATTAACGGAGACCCGGAACGCTTCGCGTGTCCGTTGATGGCACCTCGTCTCGTTTACTCTCTGCCTGGGGTGTGGGAGGCGCTTTTCCTCCCATGCCCCTGGCCCTCGCCGAGAGACTCCCTGTAGGGCCCCCGGAGGGGCTTTTTGCTTCTCGGCTTTTGGCGATCGCCAGCCGGATAGGGTGGGGGTGCTGTTACACCCCCACTTTATTGTGGTTCTCCACAATTTCAGCCTTCACTCCGGCTCGATTACCACTTCGCCGGTATCTGACAGGCGTGCATAAGCTACTGATTTCTCTAGTATTTTATGAACAAGCTCACTATCTCTCATCGGCTGCTTTCCTTGCCGAATCAGTATCTTGTTGAATTCTATAGCTTTTTGGCGGATTGCTTCTTGCTCCGCCGTTGTCAGTCGTACGTTCGTGGCCATGCCTTCACCGTTCATCAAATACTCTCCAGATAATACATGTGTGCAAGTGGACACGTATTGACGTGTGCAGTTCTACATGTGTACATTCGCGTCCTATGTTATTTGTGTGCATGTGTAAGGACGTTCTGCATGATCATCGACTGGCTCACCGTTTCACAGGAACACGACCACGATCTGCCTGTCGTCTGTGACGTTTTCACGTTGACCATCGATGCGAACACCAATGAAGTACTCAGCACCCGGCAACCTCGTTTCAAGCATGAGGCCAGTCATTCCACTTCTGTCACCATCCACGTTCAAGGCCGAAAGGTTCGCGTTGAAGGTAACCCCAGCAGAGTAGGGCGTCTTGATAACCTTTTTGGATTTAAATCGATTGAACAATGTATCTCCGTCTACAACTCGCTTCTCCGTGAGTATGGTCTACCGGCTTTCACCCGTTGCACTCGCGTTGATATCCGTCAGGGAACGTCAGGCGCTAAATCGGGTGATCGCATCGCCGATGGGGCCAAGATTGAACGAATCGATTTAACTACTAATCTTTCCATGGGGGAGGGCAATGTACTTGCTTATCTTCGTGGTGTTTCCAGTCAGCGTATTGGGCATTCAATAGGTTTCTTATATCCCAATGGTCGTACCGTTTCTTGGACCCCTAAAGGAAACGGGCAGGGCGGCCGTCTCCAATACCGCAAAGCTTACGATAAAGCATTTGAAATGGATCAAAACCTGATCCCGAAAATTAAGCGTCTCTATGGTGAAAACTCTCCAGAGTTCGCTTATGTCATGCGAGTTAGAAACTACTGCGTTCAATTTGGCGTAGTTCGCATGGAACAAGAATTAAAAAGTGAATATCTCCAGCGTGAGGGCCTCTGTTACTGGGGCTTGTTTGACGAAGAGCGTCTAGCTCAACTCCACAGTGAGTTTTTAAAAATTGACGAACGGTTAAAGGTGACCGCTATGGATATTGTTAGCATCAGTGGCCAATTGGTTGCAGAGGGTATTTGCGATAATCTTCGTTCTGCCCGTACTACTGCCAGTTATGCACTTGAGTGGATGACAGGTGCCGAACTTGATTTTAAAAAGAAACAAGTGAACACTCATGCTGCCAAGCTAAATCGCATTGGCATCAATATTCGTAACGCCTGTGACACCTCCCGCTTTGCACCCGTTTTTGTTCGTCAGTGCCGTGAGATTGAAAAATCCCCCTTGGTTATCCCTGCTTGGTATAGCAGGCCTAATCATCTGAAGGTGGCGGCATGAGAACCGTCAGCTTTCAGGGCGTTCAGCTAACTGCTGGCCAAAAGCTTCGTGCCCAGCAACAGCAGCATGTCCGCGCTTTCATGAGTCCTGTGCTAGCTCAACAAGTTGCTGATACTTTGGCTGTTATTGAGCTTCGAAAAGAGCAGGGCGCTAAACCCGAAAAACTCTGGTTTCCTGATCGCCAAGAACATGGAACACCGTCCATTGCTGAATGGATGGGCTTCTGATGGACAAGAAACAGTTTCAATCTCTCCGCTGGAATGTTGAATCTGATATTCGCAATCATGTTAGTGATGAGGCTTTAGTTAAATCTATTGCTAACGATGTTATGCGTACCGTCTTGGCTGACTTTTCAAATCAAGCCGTTGTTCGTCAACGTAATAATCGTCAATTTCTTACCTTCAGGCGTAACCCTGAAGCCATTGCGCCCAGTTGGGCATACCGTAAGCCCGGCACTGTTCCTGGCTTTCCAACACTGAGATAGGGGCATTACATGTCTAACGTTATCGTAGTTGAAGTAACCGGCAATCATCGCAGCGGTACTGCCGCCAAGAGCGGTAAACCTTACTGTATGTTTGAAGCCTATGCGCATCTGCCGAATATTCCTTATCCGCAGAAGTGCACTTTCTATGCTGAAACTCCGCAGCAGGTTCCTCAGCCCGGCAAGTACGAATGTGACGTTATCGCTCAGGTTCGCGATGATCGTCTTATTTTTGAAGTTGACCCACGTCAAGGGCGTCGTGTCAGCTCCGTTGCTCCTGTCTCTACCGCTGCTCAAAAGACTGCGTAATGTCCGGCACTCTTTACTGTCCATCTGAGCTTTCTACCGATGGCGGCATGCCGGTTTGTTCTTCAACTTGGGAGGTCTTGCCTTATACACCTCCTTTTGATCCGTCTCAGCTTGATCCAACTGTTTTGGCTCAAGCATTTGGGGCCGGATTCACATTGGTAGCGACTTTTATGGTCATGTCCATGGGGATTCGGGCGTTTCTTAACTTCATCAAACAATCCTGAGGATTTACTTATGTTGAAAAAGCTTTTTGTTGCCGCCGCTGTTGCTGTTGCCGCTCCTTCTGTTTTCGCTGCCGGTGAAACTACCGCATGGGACTACAGCGCTCTGACTTCTTCCATTGATTTCAGCAGCATTTCCGTTGGTGTCCTGGCTGTCGCCGGTATCCTCGCCGGTGTTTATGCCGGTATTAAGGGCGCCAAGATTGTTCTCGGTTTCCTGCGCGGTTAAAACGCGATTACATCAGGTTTCCAATCGGGGGTATTCGTACCCCCTTTTTTATTGGAGTTGATTTATGGAACAGCTTTATATATTCGCCTTTTTTGTGATCGGCTCCAGCTGTGCTTTTGCTGTTTTCCATGGGTGGTAACATGAAAAGCTACCTTGTTTTTTTGATGTTATTCTTTCCGTCCGTTGCTTTTTGTGCGACTTGGTCGGTTAAGCCCAGCGATATGAGCCGTCAACCCGGCTTGTCTGAGGTTGTTAATATTGAAAAGGCTTCAATATCCGCCAAGATTCTTGCCGCTTACAAAGCTTCTCCAGCTGCTGGTGAGACTTACACCGATTCTGGATGCACGTATGTTCAGGAAATTGTAGGTACTTGCACTATCGTTGCTCACATGACCTTGGCTGACGGCTCTATTTCAGATCGCTCTATCCGTATTGGTATTGTTCCCGGCGCTTCTGTAGCGTGTCCTGCTACAGTTGAGCTTAAGGGCAAGACGGCTCCTATCATTCAGAGCGGGGAAAAAGCGTATGTTTCGTGGTCAGTCTCACAAGTTACCCCTGAGAACCTGTGTCATAACAGCTGTATTTACTATGCTTCTTCTGCAACCGCCTCTACCTGTTATCGTACTTCTGCTGGTGCTTCCGATGGTTTTTGTAACTTCGTCGTTGCTGTTAATTCTTCTGCTGGCTCCTGCACCGTTTCGTCGGGATACGCTGCTGCGTCTGCCGGGGCTGAGCTTAACCCTGATACCACTCCTGATCCCGGTGGCGG